ATTGGACCCCGACAGCAACGAACACGGCTGGAGATCAGCGTCTTGAAGTAGGCACGAAAATCGTCACTATGGTCCCGACCAGAGGAGAGACATTCATCTCCACTGACGAGGCTGTGTACGGAATGAGCTTCGTTGGACCACCATTCACGTTCTCATTCCGCCTAGTAGCGACTAATTGTGGCGTCATATCCAAGAACGCAGCTACCAATGTAGATTCTAGTGTGTTTTGGATGGGGCGATCTTCCTTCTTCGTCTATAATGGCTCCGTAAATGAGATTGCTTGCCCGGTAAAGCTGTATGTGTTTGACCGGATGGAGAAGGACTACACCGACAATATCTTTATCGCTAACAATAAGGCATTTGCTGAGGTTTCCTGGTTCTACGTCAGTGATGATAATGATGATTTATCAGGAGGCAATCCCGAGCCTGATTCCTACGTTACTTTCAATTATGACGAGAACACTTGGTCCACAGGGGTTATCCCCAGGACCACTTGGTTCGATGCCTTTGGGTTCAGGCGAGTGCCTTTTGCCTTCTCGCCAGCGGGGTTGCTGTATAACCATGAATCAGGGGTTGATGACGATGGCTCTGCGCTCGATGCTTATATAGAGAGCGCCCCTATTGAGATGACTCAAAGTGGCGAGTTCTTGATGCTTGTGGATAAAATCGTCCCTGATGCTACCATCACAGGGACATTGGACTTAACCCTGAAGACGAAGAAGTATCCTAACGCATCTACTACGACCTCGAAGGGGCCATTTTCCATCTCTTCAACTTCAGGTAAAGTAAGTGTAAGGGCCAAAGGCCGTCAGATGGCGGTGAGGTTCGCCAGTGACGCTATAGGCGACAATTGGTCATTAGGACAGTTTAGGGCGAATCTGAGACAGGATGGTATGCGATGAGGGTTAATGTAAGGCTACCGCAGCCGTCTTCTGATTGGGAAAAGGCATGGGGAGAGCGCCTCGTGTCCACGCTCGAACTACAATTGTCTGAGATCGTTTCTGCTGCGTCTGTGGACCCTTACCAGATGAGCAATGTGACTACTGATCGAGTTCTTAATGCCGACTCCACAACCTTAGCGGAAGTGGCAGATGTTCTTGGTACTTTGATTACGGACCTAAAGAACAAGGGAGTAATAGGCTAATGGCAACCTACACAGCTCGTCCAGATATATCTCGTGAAGGAATCCCCACCACATATATTGACAAATTCGGAAACCTGAGGACAATTGAGGGTGATCTTTTACAACCACGTACTGGCACATCAATTTCGGCAGCACTGTTTCCCAATATGCCGGGGGCCGAACAATTATCGGCCTTAAGGACAACCCCCGGTTCTCCCATGGTGTCACCATCTCAGCCAGGAATACCAACCCCGGTTCAACCTCCAACTCTGGAAAGACTTGGCCAGTCGGTTATGGACCCGCGTAGTAAATTCTACGGGCAAGACCCAAGAAGTCTACTGGATAGATATCAGTTGGGCGAGCCGCCCATGCCATCTTGGCAACCTGAAATGGATATGGGAGATCCACTGGAATATCCAGTAGGTTCTCCTCAGGTTCCCGAAAATCCCTCCGGCATTGTTACATCCCCTATTTGGGGAATGGAATCTTTTATACCTAACGAATCTAGGGATTTTATTCAAAAATCTTATGGTACGGCTGATTACCCGGTTTTTGAATGGGCAAGAAAAGTTCAAATTGGTACACGGACTTTTGACCCAAATAATCCTGAAGATGAAGACCTGTATGAAAAGTATAAGATGCTCACAGACAAATCTGGCACCCCACCAGGATTTTTAGAATCAGAAATGTTGCCTGTCTTGGCTCTCGCTTCTGAAAAGGTTGGAACTCAAGTTTTCAGTGCTTTAACAGATCCATATTTGAAACAAGATATCCCAGGAAAGGTTTGGGAAGGAATAAAAACAACATTTACAGGTGGAACGCCACAGCAAATGGTGGAAGGAGCCAAGCAAGCTGGACTTCGTGCAATTGAAAGTCCTATCCCGGCCCCTAAAATGGCAAAAGAAATATTTAAAAAATTAGGGGTTAAAAATATCCCCGGTATTAAATATTTATCAGAGAATCAAGTTTTCCAACCTGAATTGGCTGATAGAGCAACGGCGGTGGCCACAGGGAATTTAGAAGCGTTTACTGAACTTCATAATAGGGGCGCTGCAATTCCTTTAAACTATAGCGGTTCTGGTGAAGATAGAGTCGTTAAATCATGGGTATATAAGAAGGAAGACATAAACGACGTATTAGGTAAGACCGATGAGTCCCCCTGGAGAATTGGAGATGATCTATCAGAATCAAGAAAATTTGTTGAGGTTCCAGGTGTTGAGGCTCCAGATCCAGAAGATGAACTTTACTCTGAGTTAACCGGCTCAGAAGATAAAATTCTTCAAGATGAACTTTACTCTGAGTTAGCCGGGAGTAGACAGCCATTAACAAATATGGAATCTATAGCTGGAGATGATCTTGACTGGCCAAGTAATATTGGAGCTTTAGATCCTGTTCCCTCTAATATTCATGCCGATGCGATCACAGGTTCAACAACGGAAACATCAACGACCCCATTAACTAGCCCTAGTGCTTGGAAGGAGGCTGGAGCTGGAGCCGCTGTTAATTTTGGTTTTCGATTGATGTCAGGCCAAAAACCAGTGGAGGCAGTGAAAGCGACGGGGGCGGGTGTGGTTCTCAGCATGGTAGGAAAAACGTTAGGAGGGTCGATTGGAGGACCAATAGGGGCAGGAATTGGAGGATTCTTAGGAAGCGCCCTTGGTGGAATGGTCGGTGGGAGGGTCATCTGTAACGAACTTCACCGTCAAGGATTCCTAGAGCGTCGTCAGGTGATCTTGGACTATAAGTTTACGAGAGAACACCTCACTCCTAAGCACGTCAAAGGCTATCATGTTTGGGCCACGCACGTTGTACGGAAGCTACGAGAAGGGAAGCAAATTCCCCTTTGGCGTCATATGGCTATCCACAGGGCAAGAGAAATAGAGTATATTTACGGTGAACGCGACAAGCCTGATTATCTCGGGAAGATTTACCGTCATATTGGGGAACCAATTTGTTGGGTTCTAGGCAATTTCTGTAAAGAGACAGATTGGTCTGTCCTCTACCAGCCAAAGGAGATTTAATTATGTCTCGTGATATGAGAGCACCTAGACCGCCTATGCCTATGCCGGATGATCCTGCTTTGATGGATGATGCCACAATGCCTCCTATGCCTCCTATGCCAATGGAAATGGGGCAAATGCCTCCTATGCCAATGGATGATCCTGCTTTGATGGCCGGGGCAACTGATAATCCATTAGCGGCGATGCCGCCGGAGGCTCGGGAAGCGTTGATGCAACCGGATGAAAACATCCAGGCTGTATTGCTTGCTAGATTGGCTAATATGACTCCAGAGGAATTACAATTGCTAGATACGGTTATTACCCCGGAAGTTGCCCGTGTCTTGATGAAATTGCTCCCTGAGCTTGATGCTTTGGTAAGCGCTGTTGAAGCTAGTGCTGGTGCTCAAGGTGGACAAGCGCCGCCAGTGAATCCAGGGGCATTCGGTAATATTTGATTATGGAAATCAGGAAGGCCGGGGCATTGGATATTTCTCCGTTGATCTTTTTCTTATTGAATATGCACAAAGAGACTGAGATTAAAGTCGCCCCGATTGATAGTGAAAAGGTTGTTTCAGAGATAAGTAATGTTATTCATCGTGGAGTCGCATTTGTCGCAGTAACAGATGATAATAACCTTGCTGGTTCCATAGGTGGAGGCACAGGGTTCGATTGGTGGTCAACACAGCCTTTTTTAGCTGACAATTGGTTCTATGTTGCCCCGGAACACAGGAAAAGTAGTATTGCTATAAGGCTCGTGAAAAAATTTATTGAAACAGGAAAAGAAGCCAATGTCCCTGTGAGATTGGGACATATATTTTCTGGCGATTTGGATAGAAAAGATAAATTTTACGAACATCTAGGCTTTATAAAAGCCGGAACAGTATTTGTGGAGAAATAAAATGGGTGGGATGTGTTCAACTGGTCATGAGCGTCTTGCTGATCCTAAGTATGATGTAAAATATACTAGGCTTCCTTTATGGGTACAACAGGCGGGGAGAGGAATTTTCCAAGAGGCTTCTGATTTAGCTCAAAGCCCTTTTCCAACGTATCAAGGGCCTAGTATTGCCTCATATGGCGATAGTAAATTAACCCCTGAAGAACAAAAGGCCCACGGAATACTAATGGATCAAGCCTCTAGCTATCAGCCTTATATTGGCACATCTTACGGGGCTGCAAAGCAACTTGGCCAGGGCTATGACCAGATGACAAGGGGAGAGCTTCTTGGTCCTGGATATCAAGGGGCAGCTAGAGGGTCATTAGTTGGAGGTCCAAGGGATTCTCAAAGTCGAGGGGATCTTATTGGAGAAAGCGCTGACATTGGTAAATTCTCTTTGGCTGATGCCGAGCCGTATATGGACATTTACCAACAGGCAGCGGACCCTGCTATTGAAGCCATTAGGCGTCAAGCCGCAGCACAGCAATCTCAATTATCGGCTCAAGCCGCAGGTGCCGGTGCTTTTGGTGGATCACGTCAGGCTGTTCAAAGCGCTATGCTCGGGGCTGAAGGCGCTCGTGCCGCAGGGGATCTGCGTGCCCGTGCCGCCCAAGAAGGTCTAGGATTCGCCGCAGGACGATTTGACGTAGACCGTCAGGCTCGAATGGCCCAAGCCGAACAGGATCGTGCCGCCAGGTTCCGTGCCGAGGATGTCATGGAAGGCCGCCGGGAGGCAGATCGTGCGGCTAGATTCAGGGCCGAAGATGTTCTTAGTGGAAGGCATACAAAAGCACTGGAGGAAAGGTTTGGCGCGGAGGCGGCGGCAAGGGAAGGATTTACAACCCAGGAAGCGGCTAAATTACGCCGCGCACAAGAACTGGCAGGGTATGCCCCACTGGTTCAAGGTTTACAGGAGCAAGCCGCATCAGGGATGATGACAGCGGGAGCAGCGCGTAGAAAATTAGATCAAATGTCCCTTGATTTGGCTAAAGCTGACTGGACTGAGCAGCGTCAATATCCAATGGAAATGTTAAATTTTGCCCTTGGCGCACTTCGACAAGTTCCATATGAGACAAGAAACATAGGTTTATCGCAAGGTCAAAAGTATATTGAAACTCCAAGTATTTATGGTCAAACCCTTGGTGGTCTTGGTTCATTAGCAAGCGCATATTGGATGTCACGACCTAAATAATTTGTATAGGTTTATAATATGGCAATTAAAAAAATTCGTCCTATACCCACTGTTTTTTCATATGGCGATCACCCTATTCACAATAGAGGATATCCGAGATTTGATGTAGTTGAAAATAGACTTTATCACGATCCATTTAAACCTGTATATCGTTCTGATTATGATAAAGATGATGTTTTTCCTTATTATCATTACCCTGAAGAATATGGCGGAGAGGATCGTGATAAAGAAATTATTGAGGAATTTTTACAAGCATCAGCATCAATTCCTGAAAAAGTTAATGAGGATGAAAAAGTTAATGAGGATGAAAAAGTTAATGATGATAACAATTTAAAACACAGGTTTGATATGGCAAAGGCTTTTGCTAGTGGTTTGATTCCCCATAGTAAATCAGCCGATGTTGATTGGCCATTACTATCGTTTATTTATTTCACTAATTTGGCCGCTGAGTCCTCAAAGCCTGGGGCCACAATGATCGGGGCCGCTGGAGAGGCGGCCAAGACTCCTCTTGCTTATTTAATGAAGCAACGCGAGCAAAAGGATACTCGCCCAAAGGAAGTTAGAGACTTAGCGGTTAAAGTAGCTCTTTCCGATTTTAAACTTCAGGAATTTAAACCAAGAACAGTTTACCGTAATGGTTCGTCTGTAAAAGTATTTAACGAAAAAGAGTACTGGAAAAGACTAGGGAAGGGCTGGAGACCGGAGAGACCGGAGAAACCTGTAAAACCATTAAAGAATAAAGGTGATGTCCTTAAATACATGAGCCTAGACGCCGCTAAAAAATTTGTACATTCCCCGACTGGTTTTAATCTCCCGGAAAATTTACGGAATACGGAACCTGGTCGAAAATTAATTGAAAGCTATGTTAGAAAAATAGTTGCGCCTGATTTAGTTGACGAAAATAATGAAAAATCTAACATAATTGATACGGCATTGATTGGTCGTAATATTATCTCAGGGAACAATTATCTTAATTTTGAGAGAATTGTTGATGCAGATGGAAATGTTACAGGCATTAATTTTGTAACAGCAGAAGGTCAGCCAGCGCATGAAATAGCTCGTCTAAAACAAAGGTCAGAATTACTTTTTAAAGAACAGATTGAAACGTCAGCAAAAGTTCATGGGCCAGGGCAAAGAATTGATGGAATGCTTACGGCATTTTTTGACCATATTAAGGAGCGGTCCTTAGCAGATAAAGAGGAGGGAAGTTGGTGGGACCAAATATGGAAAAAGGAAAAGCATTTGACTGGGCCACTTCAAGGGCAATTGCTTGAATTAAGAAAGCTGATGAAGGATTCTTTCAATATAAAATATTCCGATACGCTAAATATTCAAGATGATATCAAGTCGCTTTCTAATTATTTGGCGTCATTTATGAGAATTTCGGGAGCAGGATCAACCTCTGATATGGAATTTAAAGCATATATGGCAGCCGCCCTAGCAATGCATAAAACCCCAAGAGGGAACTATATTACCCTATATGCTTTAAAAAAGATGTGGGATAACGGTTTAAAACGGAATTTAGAATACCAGGAAATTCTTTGGGGCAAGCGCGGTCTTCATATGTCTCCGCAGGCAATACATCATAAACTTAATCAATCAGATCCAGGAATTTTTTATAAATATAAACCAACCTCTACAGAAGCAGCCAAGACTACAGCCGAACGGGTGAAATGGTTAGGAACAATTCCTGACGGTGAGGTAATTCTTAATAAATTTATTAGTGAAGGAAAACAGTTTAAAATGTTAGATGGTGGAAAAAATTATTTAATAAAAGGTGTCGATATTTTTTAAGATTAACTATTTTATATATCTTCTATTATCGCTTGAGAGAATATTATGTCTAATACCAGATATGGAGCACTAAATTCAAAAATAATAAATGGCGTAGAGATCCCTGTAGTGGAGAAGTCTAACGTTTCAAAAGATCAAAGGGAAAGAAATACTGAAGAAGATAAAAACCTTTTTAGTTCTTATGTAGATGGAATCTGGGGTGGAATTAAAGACTTCGCCAAAGGCACCAAAGACTTCGCCGAAGGTCTTCGTCAATCTTATACTGGCGAGTATAAAGAAACTGAATATGATTACCCGGAAGTATCAGAATTGGTGGCAGGGGGGTTGTTTACTGCGCAAAAAGATTTTGGTGATCTTTCAGCGGAAATTGTTTCCCAAAGGTTAGATCCTACATATACGCCTTTTTATTTGGCTGGAACTATGGGTGGCCAAATGGAATTAATGGATAGATTTCTTGGGAATGATGAACGATATCAAGGTTTTGAATATGACAAATATAGAAATCCAATTTTGATTTGGGATAATAAGCCGTATTATCTTAATAAGCCTGGATTTTCAAGGACTGATTTCAATACCATTATTGCTGAAATGGCATACTATTTGCCAAAAGAAATGATTGCGGCAATGATGGCAAGGAGAGGAATGGGCAAAACAGCGTTCATGACTCATGTTGCTGGCACCCCAGTGATGGAATCATTAAGGCTGATGTTACAGGAACGATTTACCCCTGAAACTGCCAAGAAAATTGATAAAAGTCAGGTAGAAGCCCTTGGAATTGCCGGGGATAAAGCCACTGAAACTAGGCTAATGGCATTACTTGATTTGGCGTCTCAGTATGGCCCAAAAGTTATTTCTTCAGTGTCACGTGTCAATGCTATTTTAAGGGCGAAATTTAAATATATGTCACCTACAAACCGTAAGTTAAATATGCGATACGGTGGCTCTATGGCCACTAGGCATGACCCTAATTTATGGAAAAACAAGGATTTCACAAATGCTGTAGCCGCTATTGATGAATCATTGACTAGTGCTGAAAGGATGGCTGTTCCTGAAAATTTAAATCAAGCACAAAGGGAAAAATTTATAAATTTAAGGGAAAGAAAATTACAAATTGAGAATGATTTCGCAAAAACAAAGAAGGGCTATCCTTCCGAAGCGCTTCAAGCACGCAAAATACAGCAAGTTGAAGCATGGCTTTTAGCTAATAGACGCCTTCAAGAAATGGTTAGAAAAGAGGATCTATTACCAAGAATTCAAGGATATTTCACAGTTTCAGGGTCCGATTATGATTCTTTTATTGGCGATGAGTATTTGTTTGGTAAGCGAGGAATCGGGACTGACATTAAAACTCTTAATCCTGGAATGATTCGTCAACTTAGAAGAGATGCGGATGCGTTCTATAAAACCGCAACCGAAGCAACTCATCCTGGTCGCCCATTCATGCGCCCAGAAGGATTATTATCAACTATTAGCGATATCCATCATAGGGTACTTTCTAAACCAAAAAGAGAGGGTCTATCACCAATTACTTATAAGAAACTTACTGAAGACTATCCAGTTCTTGATGAAGAATTAGCGAAATTACGATTATGGTCTAAGGAACTAAAGGCAAAAATAAGAAGACGTGATAGTTATCTAAAAGATTTAGATGATTATGAAAAAGGGCTTCGTACAAGGCCAAAACCAGTAGAAAATGCAGAGGATATTAATATTTATCTTGATAAACTTCATGAACTGTCAAAGAGATGGAGGAAGTTGGAGCAGGATACATTTAAATACCGTAAAAATAGTTTAAGTGCTAATCTTGAATGGCAGTATATACGAGAAGTAAGTGAAGCAATTGATGATTCATTTACCAACCCTATAAAAAAAGGAATGATGGAAGGAAATTTAGACATTATAAATTACCTAAAACAAGGGGATGAACGATATAAAGCCTATCTAAGGCTCTCTGGGAAACGATTAGAAGACTACGGAACGTTAGAAGAAGAAGCTAATGCTATATTGAAAATAATATCAGATCCTAACCAAAGCCCAAGAAACATGGTTGAGTCAATTATTGGCACAGAAAAGGTCATTCCAGGGGCAATGGGTATTGTTTCAAGGAAATTAAAGGCAAGTCTCAAAGGATTGGATCAAAAGGATTATATTAGATTAACAGCCCTGGTCAAGGACGCTTTTTTAGAGAGGGCGTTTGTTGGTAAGGCCAAGAGATTTAAAGATATAACCCATGAAACAATCCCTGATAATTTTTCTGAAGTTTTTGTAGTAAACAGAGATATTATTGAAGAATGGTTTACCCCTGAAGAAATTAAAATTATAAATGCGGTTAGAGAGCATGCTGAACCATTTTTACAAACACAAAAGAAACTTGGCAATCAACATGCTTATAAATATAGTTTGGGAAACGCACTTTCGTATCTAAAAAATGAAGGTCTTGGTGGATATATTACTGATGCCGGTAAATCATTAGGTAAGTTGCCATTCGTCGGGGAGTTCGCGGAGTCTTTACTAATTAGCCCGGTTAATCGTTACCGGGCAAATAAAATGCTTAATATAAGTTCCATGAACTTAAATTCTCCATTTATTGTCAAAGCGCCACTTGCCGCTACTTTTAGATCATTAATAAGCCATTATTCTGATGAACCTTCCGATCTTCCTGATGATAAACGTTATGATTATGGTCAATCAACATCTGGTAAGGATAAAAAACGTAGTAAAAAGGCTTTTTTAGAAAGCAAAACAGGAAGTAAAAGTTTAGACGATATATCAAATAATTTGCCTGGCAAAACAGTAGGAAAATTGAAAAAAGTAATAATAGATGGCCACGAGATTTTCGTCAAGCCGTAAAGGTAAATATCTAAATATTGAGATAAGTAATTACATGGGTCAACTCTTCCCAATCTTCTTTTTTCATGTTGCCTCTTTTCATATAAGAAAGGAGGCCCATGAATTCATCCTTGGAAGGCTTTTCATAGAGCCTTTTCGCATGCTCTCCATTCACTAGACCTATGAAGTCACGGCCAATGCGGATTAATATCCAACAGCGGCCACCATTCTTAGCGTATTCATCAAGCCACATGACTTGATTTAATTTTAATCCGGTTGGCATACGCTTCTTTGGCCATGATCTCATGAATTTAAGTTCTATCCACCCGCTATTTCCTTCCTTAATAAAATGTACATCCGGCATTCCTTTTATGACCTTATTTTCGATTCTATACATTTTTAGATCAAGTGATGATCTCAACAGCGTCCAAAAATTTTGTTCACTCATATTCATTCCTAATCATCTGTTAAAAATAGTGATATTGGATCTTTCGTAATCACATCAGCCAAATTTTTTTTATCTCTAAGAGCTTTAATGATCTTTGTGTCAACTGTTTTAGATGCCTCCAAATCAATGTAGGTGACATTATTCTTTGTCCCGATGCGATGGCAGCGGTCCTCGGATTGAAGCCTGGCTTCCAGGTCAAAGCTGTTAGAGTAATAGATAGCGAAATCAGCGGCAGTGAGAGTTAGACCAATTCCCCCTGATTGCGGCTGGCCAATGAAATATTTTATCCTTGGATCTTTTTGAAATCGCTCCACAGCCAATGATCGGTCATTATTTGATACTTCCCCATGGTAGCTAACTGAAAGCGCCCCTAGAGCCTGTTCTATGGCCTTCAGATCGGCCTTAAACCTCGCCCAGATAATTACCTTAGAGTCGATGTCGCTAAGAATGTCCAATAGCGCTTGTAGGCGTGGGTTCTTCTCGTCAATTGCCTTGACCCCATCATCGCCAGGGAACCAGCCACAGGTAATTTGTTGAAGACGAAGGAGCCTTGTGATGGCTTGTGGGGCATCAATGAATTGGCCTTCTAATTCGGCTGCAAATTCTTTACGCATCTGGTCATAGAGCTTCCTTTGTTTTTTAGATAGCTCTATGGGGTGCCTTTGATAAATTTTATCAGGGAGATCCAAGCAGTCTCGTTTAAGAACACGGAACGAATGGCCTTCTATTCTTTTGGTCAGTTCATCGACGTACTGGTAAGAAACCACCTGCTTGTTTTCGTATCCTCCCATGATGCAATAACGGGCACGGAACGAATAATAGCTGTCATAGCCAAGGATGTAAGGGTCAAGGAATTTGAATTGACTGTAGACATCCTCTGGACCTTTCGTTACCGGGGTTCCAGTCAGTATCCTGCGATATTTAGCTTGCTTTCCAAATTTTGTTATAACCCTCGTTCGATTGGCACCAGGTCTTTTTATTCTTGATGACTCGTCTACCACCAGCATAGAGGTGTTGCTGATTAGGATTGAAGACATGAACTTGATCGCTGTTTTGCTGACGAAAGCCTCTACATTGAAGGTAAAGATACGGAGCTTGTCTTGAATATTCATGACATCTTGGAATTTGTCAGAATCCTTTTTATTCATCCCAGAATAATAGTACGTGGATTCATAGTGGCACCAATTTGGCATATGATATGGAATTTCTTTATCCACCCAATTCCTGTGGACGCCGTTCGGGGCGATTATAATCAAAGCGCTTATCTTATTATTGCTATAAAGATATGCCGCATTGTCTATAATTATCTTAGATTTCCCGGTGCCTTGTTCCATTAGTAGTGCAAATGATTTCTTTTCCCGGCTAATATAAAAAGCCTTACGCTGATGCTCAAAAGGACGGGTTTCAAACATAAAATCGTCCTTCTCCGGGGTAGGATTATTTTTAGTCGCCCTAGTTAATTCAGCTTCTTTGAGCTTTTCAATATACGAGTCAATAATCTCTGATGTTGACTCATCCCAATTTGCTCCCGGCCAGTATTTACGGATTCTATCTATATTGGCCCCGGTCGGAGCAAAGAGCATATCTCTGCCAACCCATTTCTTGAATCCAGGGAGGGAGGACAACTTCTGGACTGTAGAAGAATCCAGAGTTGCCTTGGCCAAACAATACTTGCCGCCTTGTATAGCGCTAATAATCATTAATGTAGTTGTCCCTCCCAACCACCAAAATAATCAGCGATCTGATTCTCGATGTCATCTCGAATGAGACTTTCATGATGAGACTCAGCGATTTCAGCTTCTAGCTCGATGGCTTCTGTCCCATCTGGATTCATCAAGACATATTCTGCCTCTGTGAAGCCGTAGTAGTCAGCATCGCTCGTGGCTTTCCAAGGGGTACTCTCACGATCTCCCTTTACCCGTTTAAATGAGACAACCCCGATAATGTACGGACGCTCAAATATCTCTGTCTGGATCTCAACCGAAACATGGTCTATAGATACGCTTCCCATTTGTTCCTCCTTTTTTCCTTTCTTAATTAGATTTATTATGAAAGTTTACGTAGCTTATCAATATAAATTTTCCTGAAACTGCCAGTCCTTAATGCTCCCTTAACTAGATACCAATCTCCAATACGACCTTCTTCTACTATTGGCTTCCCGATTTTATTGTATTTGAATCTGTCGATAGTACACCAAACAATTCCCGTGTCGTCTTCAAAAGTACAATGGAACCACAAGTTATTGCTCTTGAGTTTCCTTCCGTGACCTCTAATATTTCCTGTTTCATTAATATCTCTTAGATTTTTTTCCTTCAGCTTTCCAAAGAAAACAAATGTCCCTGGCTTATCAACATCCAAATCAACAATGTCGGTAATCGGGGAAATGATGTTATGAGCCTTTGGATTTGCCTTTATATGTCCAAATTTATGTTCACACTCGAAAATATCGTCATATGACGTTTTAGCCTCAGTCAAGAGCTTTTCTTGCCTCGGGGTAAGAGGCTGAGACAAGTCTCTACGTTTCATGATGTCCTCGGCCATTTTTGGGCCGATCCCTTTAATCCCTAGTAATCCTCCAATTAATTTACCATCCTGTACGCTCCAATTAGCCACGGATTTTTCTTTATCGAATGGCTTATATATCAACCCCTCCCTGACAACTTCTCTTAGTAGCTTTATCGCTTGTTCGTCATCTTTCGCGTTGCGCAAACACGCAGCGGCGAACTCAAGTGGGAACTTAGACTTGAGAACACAACACCAATAAGAAAGAAGGCCATAAGCAATGGCGTGAGAACGATTGAAAGCCCAAGATCCCATAGTGTTAATTTGGTCCCATATGTATTTAGCCTTGTTTTCGTCAATTCCATTCTCCGCTGCCCCTAATTTAAATTTATCAAAGTAATTGTCAAAGAATTCTTTCCCGAGTGACTTACTCATCGCTTTGCGTAACGACGACACATCCTCCCAAGATAGTTTGCCTACATTGCGGCCAATGTTCATGACCTGCTCCTGATAGATAACGACTCCTTTAGTTACTTTAGTGATCTCCTCAAGCGATGGATGGATATATTCAACAGGGGCATTTCCAGTATGACGTTTAATGTACTCATCTGCTCCCCCGGAGTTTAACGGGCCAGGGCGAGCTAGGGCGGTAATTACAACGATGTCTTCAAATTTATGAACTTTTATTTGCTTTGTAACCGACTGTAATGCATATCCTTCAAATTGGAATATTCCTGTGTTTTTCTCATCATTTAATATGTTAAAAGCATTTTCATCATCCAGCCTGTAATCAATCATTTGCTGATGAGTCCATCCAACCTGGTCAATTACATCTTGAAGAATTGATAATGTGCGTAGGCCAAGCGCGTCAATTTTTAATAAATTCAAATCTTCTGCGTCTTTTTTGTCGATTTGAGTAGCGCCATTTTGTGAGGAAACAGAACAATATTCACTGACTGGCTTTTCAGTTACTATGATGCCAGCGGCATGTACCCCGCAGTGACGCGCATGGTTCTCCATGTCGGCTGCGACTTTCATTTGAGGATATTTAACTAGTATCTTTTGCCCTATTTCTAATTCGTTTAATGTGTCAAGGATGCAAAAATTGGCCCTAGAATCACCTCTCTTGCGATCTATTATGGCGTTTTTAAAATCGTTAACTTCCCAGGGCGGAATCCCGAGTTCTTTTGCCACTTCGCTAATTGTGCTTTTGGCTTTATAACGGGACACTGTTCCAAGGTGAGCAACTTTTTCGGCTCCGTACTTATTCCGTAAGTATTCAAATACCATCTCTCTGCGGTCGTCTTGGAAATCAATGTCAATGTCAGGAAAATCTTCACGAGTGACATCAATAAATCTCTCAAACAATAAGTCATGTTGAATCGGATCAATGTCAGTTATGCCAGTCAGATAACAAACCAATGACCCTGCGGATGATCCTCTAGCCGGACCTACGAACATATGCTTTTTGGCATATTCGACCATATCAGCGATGACAAAAAAGTAATCTTCAAATTTTTTATCAGCGATTAATTTCAATTCACGGTCAAGACGATCTGAATAGATTTTGTCGCTAATATCAACATTCCTGGAAAATGCGTTTTCTTCGCATATTTGACGAAGAGTTTTATTGCTATTAAATGAAATCATTTTGCCAGTTGGCAATGCGGCATTACACAATTCTGCCATTTCATAAGTATTTGAAATAGCCTCGTTTGGACCCCATGGAACGGAGTCTTTCCATTCCCATTCATTGAGTATGTGCATGGGGGTGGTCCGATCCACTCTATTCATGCCTATTAGAACCTCATACGGCTTCTTATCTTTAACAGTCGGATATAAATTATTACTGGTCGCAATTGTCTTGATGCCTTTTAATTTAGCGAATTCTAATGCTTTTTTTGAACTAGTTGGACTCAGTTCAATATAAATATTTTCTTTCTTAGTCATCGGAAGCAGTGACCAAATTGGATTGGCCCCGGAGAACATTATCACGTCATCACTAATATCAAAAAGTTCTTCGTAGCTTATCCGTGGATAATAATAAAAATGGTTAGAATCAGTTGATTTTGTTACTAATTCATAAATCTCTTTCAACCCGGAATTATTTTTTGCGAAAAACGACATCTCATTCGTAGCTTGCTTGGTTCTTTCTGAGGAATCCTCTACTACGGCGATTTCAGTCCCAAAAATAGGTTTTTTACTCCGTTCCCTACATTTATAGCTAAAGGCCACATGCCCCCAAGTTCCTGAGTCGGCGATTCCTATTGAATCTCCATTACACGTCTCAATAACTTTATTTATTGGCCCATATGCTTTACGGAATGAGTATTCTGTCCTGGTTTTTAAACTCAGCATTACCGAAATATCCGATCAATGACTTTTTTGCTTGCATATCCTAAACCTAAAACTAATAAAATTATAAAAACATCGACCCCTATCCCATACCCTGTCGCAAGGTTAACGCCACCGATGGTTGGTCCCTGTGGCTTAGGATCGACGATTGTTTGCTCGATCTGGACATTGTGTCCACCTTCTATGTTGATCGTTTTGTTCATGGCTTCTCCTTAAATACCTTGATCCAAGCACTCTGATCCCAGATCCTGAACTTACTTCCTGCGGCACCTAGAACGACGTTCTTTTCAATCCCGGCGTATTCGCGCAAAGTCTTAGGGATGGTTACCCTGCCGTCATCAATGGCACACTCAAAAGCCCCGCTAAGGTAGTAAATCTGGAACTTCGAGCGGTTATTCAATCTAGGCTTCTGGCTCATGGCCTTTTCTATGCTCGCCCATTCTCCCATCGGGAATGCGTCTAAACACCTGTTAGTCCCGAAGATCGAGTTCACGATGATAAGGCGTTTCCCTAGTTTTTGACTAAATTCTTTAGGGAGATTTAAACGCCCCTTATTATCGACTGTGTTTTTGTATTTGCCTAAAAACATTTTAAATTATTAACAACGACCACAAGGCAAGGAAGAGCGTCGCTAATACCGCTGCCCCGAGATTCGTTAGTTTTAAGTACCTTCCGAGGGTAAATGATAAAACGGTTCCGATAACGGCGACAAATGTCATGGTGTCCATATTTTCTCCTTAAATATGTTCTTCCTTTGTATACCATTCAATGATTTTTACAGTTGCTTCCACGTCACTCATGGCTCTGTGAGCGCCTTCGATTTCAACCCCAAATAATTCCTTATATATGTCGCCTAACTTGCGCATTTTCCCCCATACTTTTTGGCCTATTTCTAAAGTGCAAATATGCTCTTGTGGCCATGGAAATTTTGTTAATTTATCTATTCTCTCAAGCTCAAACCTTAAAATCTTTCTGTCAAATGTTAAATTGTGTGCAGCCATTTCACGTTCCCCCAAAAACCAATCACACAATTCCTTGTAATAGGCGATAAATGGCTTTGAGTCTTCTAGCATATAATCTGAGATTCCAGTCATTTTAATAACGTGCGAATTTAGCTCATGCCCTGGATTACAGAAGAATTCTAACCTTGATATTTCTTTTAGACTGGAGTCTAATTTCAATCCTCCAAATTCAATGATTCTAGGCTGTTCATCCAAAGATGATCCCTCCGCTTTTGGTAGCCCTGTAGTCTCAAGATCAAAAACAATCATTTATTAATCCTAACTATAAATTTCAAATCCACCCCTAGTATATGTTTAGTGTCGAATATCACGTAGTTATATGATCTTTTCCCTGCTATCGCTTGATTTGTATGTGAATTAGTAAGAACTTCCTGGGCGATAGAGATCCCTTTTTTACTAAAAAAATCCTTCCATTCTATTAGCTCCTCTAAAGAACAATGAGTTCCAATGTGGCTAACAGAATTACGACCACGTTCCTTAGAATCCATCCAATTATTGCCTTTTGTGTAACTCAAAATCTCAAATTCGTTCCCGGCTAATAAATTATAATTAAAAGACAGATTCGCCTCGTTTGTCCCTGGAAGACCGAAAATCTCTCCAGTGGCAACAACATGATCTTCTATCCAATCGCCAGCCCCCATTTCATTTAATAAATTCTTGGCGAGTAACGGGTTCTTTGGATTTATTGCTATTTGCTCAATTTTGAACTTCATATTATGCGCCGTAAGGTAAAATACACCCACTAAGATATTTGTGATGATCTTTGTCCTGGATTAAATAAGATATAAACAAAGCAACCATCTCTGGAGGTGTTTCTTCACCTGCTAATAATCCATTTAACTGATATTTTTGTGCCTCCTCTTTTGTCCATCCCCTAGTCATAGTCACCTGGTCATCTATAGAATCGCTCATTCCCGTGCCTTTCATTTTGTTAGGAGCGATCCCAAAAACTGTTATCCCATGCTTTTTTGTTAGCTCCCTAGCTAACTGTAAGGTCATGATATGAGCGGCACCTTTTGATGCGTTATAAGCAAGGGAGCAGGTCATTGGCACATGAGCAGCATTGCTAACTATATTAATTATGGTTCCTTTACTTTTTATCAGCATAGGCAAACATGCCTTTGACATCAGGTAAATTCCCTTGGCATTAGTATCAAGAACCTGATCCCATTGGCTCTCTTCAAAGTCTTCCAGCCAGTTAATTAGATTTACGCCAGCGTTATTTATCAATATATCTAAATCGCTAATTCCAGACAGATCAGGCTTTCTAACATCCTTTCCTGTTTCATGGTCATATTGATAAACGTTATGACCATAAGATAATTTTTTAACTAATTCTAATCCAAGCCCTTTTCCTGACCCAGTTATTAAAATATTACTCATTTTCATCTTTCATTAGAGATTCAACCATCGCCGCATAAACTGCGGCATCATGAATACTATCCTTGTGTTTTAGTTCGCTATTAGCGAACCTTGTCAATTTAACAATCATCAGTTCAAGTAAATGCCATAAATTGAAATCATCTTTTGTTTTTAAATTAACACCGTCAGGGAATAGAGCAATCATTACATTCCCGACAGTTTTATAATTATCACCGTATATTAAATTCCGTTCTTTGAAGGTATTTGCCATATTTTGTAAAATTTCAGCGGCATTAATCTTCTTCCTCTCTACCCCTTTGTGCGTAACCGTCCTGGTGTCCTTCGTCAAAGCCATTCTCCCTTCCTTTATTGTATCCATTATCAAAGGCAGTTTTTATTTTATTTTGGATATCTTCCTCACTAACATTGGATCTTTCAATAGCCATATACAGTTCATCTTTTAGACTAGCCCTGATATCGAATACCCTAGCTACCTTCTCCCCATTCACCTCGATGTCATTTCCGACTAACTCAATCATTTAATAATCTCCCTGCGTATAAACAAGTTAATCCCTCGGATTGCCACATAGACACGCATCTAAAGTCAGATTCGATCACAAACCATACAAATGGCGGCTTGTTCTTCAATTTCTCGTCATACAGCCTCATCTTAACATTAGAGTTGCCTGAGCAATCACCGCGAGGACGCATCAATAGGCCATCGAAGTGAATATCGTTAAGCTGCAACCAGGTTTGGCATTCTTTCCGATACTGCTCGTCACGATCACTAATAACGATTACGTACTCACTGTGTAGTTTTCTAATCAGTCCACATACGTTCTCCGCTGGCTTCCTTGGTGATCGGGACTGAATACCGGCTGGTGCAAAATCTTCATCTAATTGCTTTACCCCCGAATAATAGTCCTGAACCATTGCCTCGAAATCCACGATGACTGTTCTCGGTCCTAGTGAGGAAGATTGTTCTGGCATAGTCCCTCCTCTACCTAAGCTATTTACAGGCATATGTTCTCCTTTCTAACCGAAGATGAAACGCTTTACCCTGGCGAAAAAACCAGGTTTATGCGGCTGTAATTTGTACCGGTGTAACGCATGGTTAATTTGAATTGGGCTTTTCCCGGTGTATTCGGCAATTTGCTTTGTTGTCATCTTTCGATTATTTTTTAATGCTCTTACAGCCAGCACTTCACCATCAGTCCATTTGTGATACGTTTTTTTATTATCAGACATTTGTTTCCTCTCTATTTAAAGGTGTCGCCATTGATGGAGCCGCCCATTCTTTTGGTGTTAAAAATGGTTCTGCCCAAGGATGAACTTTAATGACTTCTTCAATCATTAGTTTGAATATCTTTTGATATTCGCCCTGTGCTCGTGGACTGAGCCTTGATTTCGCCATTTCACTAAGTGTTCTCAAATTAAATTTGGCAATAATATTCGTATTGATATTTGTTGGCAATAATCCTCTGGCATCTTCCGGTGGAACATGATTCCGAATTAATTGATATGATTTATTTATATGTTCCATACATTCATCATAAATTTCTTTTGCCTTTGGATTTTCCTCAATTTTCAGTGGGGTATAATAATTAAACCCGGACATATCCACGACTCTTTGAGACTGTTGAGCATATGATGCGTTCCTGGTGCGAACTAATTGATGCGTAAATGCCCTGCTTACTCCTCTAAGACTGAATATGTAGTCAATGAATTCCCAGGATGAACGAATCGTATTGAGCATATGCTCAAGTTCTTTTTGCTTTTCATCCCATGGCCAACCTCTAATTTTTTCATAAGCATAGTCGTCATCAATTAGACGAGTGTTTTTTGTTAGCAGGAGTAGGTTGACGGCATCATATGTGCAATTGATTAGCTCAACTTTCATTTTTTTCTCCTTTTTGAGAATACATCCATCTAGTATAATCAGTCCCTCCTCTAATAAATTCTTCAATGACCTGTAGATCATTAACAATGTCGTCCATTAAAATTTGACGCCAGGTTGCGAATCTTCCAACGGAATAAATGTTATATTTAGTGGTCATTTGGAAAATAAATTCTTTTCGTAACCTGTTATCAACTGGTAAAATCTTACCGTATTCCTGAGACAACTCCTCTATGTCAACTAATTTCTTAGGGTTAAACCCAAAATCATTAATCAAAACACCAATGATATTTTGTCCAGCGTTAGTCACAGGCTTTGAAATTGATTCCGAGATAACCAAATCGCCAATCACAGATACCCTGTAGTGCGGGACATTAGGATCAGGGTAATATATTGTCTGGTAAATATCGCATTTTATCCCGGCTATTCTTGCCCTTTGAGTATAAATTTTTTGCTTATAAAACTCAGGTATCTCTTTCCATCCAACCATCTTCATTAAATCAGGCATTGGTATGGTGGAAATAATCGGTTCAGAAGAATTTTTGATCTTATCAATGGTCAAGGAATTAGAGTATTTTATTCTACAATTTTCGGCCATTGATTTCACAAGATTAAATGGCGCAATATATCTATCCGAAGGAGAAAGATCGTTTATTGATCTGTTCATAATAGAGCCAGTTACTTTTTGAGAATACATATTACTAAAGAATATGTTTGGCTCACTAAATATCCTGCCATCATACTTAATTACTTTATTTACCCTGACCTTTTTAAATGGAATCGCACATGCGGTTCCGACTTTATCAGTCCTAAATCTAAGTAATGCCCCATGACTATTCGGTAAATCGTTTTTATCCTCACATATATCAGGATTGAACGATCTGAATATATTTCCGGCTAAAAGCCCTGTTAAACCTGCCCCATAAATAATCATATTTTTCCTTTCTTCTTAAAATAAAATCTAATTTAATAAATTATTTTCAAAATTCACCACCCTGTTTTTGTATGTCCATTTTCTATTAGATCAAACAACACTTCCTGTTCCACATGGCTAATCTTCCCCGAGCCAACTACACATAGGTAAGTATTCGCGGGTAAGTGAGGCGGGATTTGGACAATTGTGTATGTTTTCTTTTTTGTGTTTAACCACATCACGGTCCTTACCTCTTGGACCACGCTTTGGTTATGCGCCTCGATAAGGACTGGTTCTAGCATGAACAGGAATGGCTTCTCTTTCCATTTATCGTTTAAATTGTCCATGATATCCTTGATTGGGGCGCATGGCTTCGTGACGGTGAACGTGAGTACCTTCCCTGGTTCCTGGGCGAAAACTGTAAACGAGAATAGAAATAAGAATATTGCTAATATGAGGTTATATCTCATAATACCGGAGTCCTCTCGCACGAACTAAGAACAGATTTTCCTTCGCCCTTGTCAAAGCTACATACCAAACTCGGTTCTCTTCATCCTTGTGGGCATTCTCCCAACTGAGCCTACCCATATCAGTCAACAGCACAACGGAATCTGCTTCGCCTCCCTTGGACTGGTGGATCGTGCTGATCGTTATCTTGGGCTTACCTGAAAAATTCTCTCCATTGCGTAGACACGAGCGCAGATACTCTCTCTCATCCGGGGCAATCCCCTTGAGCATACTCATCCAATCAATGTCTCTGGCACTAACTGGAAATCCAAAATCAGTAATTGAATATTTCTCTTTTATAGTAGCTAATTCTACTTTTGACCCAAAGAATTGGACAAGGTTCTTAGCGTCGTAAATAGTTATCATCTCTCCTTTACGAAGCATTTCCCAACTCTTTATTGCCCTTGTTTCATCAGTTTCCAACGAGTTTTTACCATTATACAAGTAGGCATGACCTTGCTGCCTTACGGCTGCTTTTAGTCTGTTTAACAAGAACCTGCTACGGCTTAAACAAAGCCAGGAGCCTTCTCGTGAAAAATCAATTTGCTGTTCGTCCGCAACGTACTCCACCATGCCAGGGGCCATACGAGGGGACCAAGGCTTCTGGTATCTGTGTTTGATCCTGTCCACTACGTTTAAAGCCAGTTTGTGTACGGCTTTAGGGATACGATAGCTTTGAGGAAGAATTACCCGGTCACCTTTCAAAGTTAAAAAACGGTTTATAGCTGCCCCTGCAAAAGTGAAAATTGCCTGATCGTCATCTCCTGCGATGTGAACCTCTTTAGCTTTACTCGCTATATTTATGGCGACTTTGTACTGGAGTAGGCTCATGTCCTGCGCCTCATCAAATATACAAATGTCAACTGGTAGAGGGGCATCATACTGTTCGAGCATGTCGGTAAAATCTAAAAGATCATTCTCATGCTTATATGCTCTTAGGCTGTTATCGTATTGACGAACTGCGTGTAAAGTTAGATCAGGAATTTGGGTAAAATTGTATTGATCTTCCAAGGATCTCATACTTATCCTTGCCAAAGATTCAATGCGAGAGCACTTATCTCCGAGGCCGTCACCTAAATGAATCCCTAAATTCTCATCGTAGATTCCCTTAAACTTAACTCCCAACGCTTTACCGAGTCTTCGGTAATGAGAGTTAGTCATTATATCGTCCCGTTTTAATTCTAGCATTCTAAATGCAAGGCTGTGGAGCGTCCTAAAGTAAGGGAATCTCTCTTCTTCTAAATTAAATTGCTGCATCGCCCGCTCCTGGGCTTCATAAGCAGCTTTACGGGTGAAGGCCAAGTATGCAATTCGTTCGGGGGGAATTCCTCGACTCAATGCCCCTTCCACGATTTTCAATAGGCTCGTGGTCTTCCCGGTCCCTGGAGGACCAAGGATGATTTGTACTTGTCGATCCGACATTAGAATTGCTCGGCCAAAGTATCTGGTACTGCCAACTCATCATCATCATAAAATTCAGGGGCAGGAACAGACCAAACCTTAACTGGCTTTGATTTAATACGAAAGGTTTTTCGGTCTCCTCCAGAGGATCGTAGCCATGACCAGATTTGGTGTTGAGACTGGTACTTGAAACGCCTGGCATCGAGGTAGATGAACAGATCCTCACTTCTAAAATACACCTTTGATTCATCAGAATCATGCCAAGGCTTTGCGTTCATTATCTCATCCTTATGACGAGCCTGTACCTTCCCTGTAAGAAAACCGTCAAGTACCTTCTCGAATTGACCTTGCGGCGAGGCGTCATCAGGATCTTGTATCACTTCCACAGAAGTTAAAAGTTCATTGATTCGACTTTCCCATCTCTGGACAGCCATCGTACTAGGACATTTATTCAAACGTTCAACGCAAATCTTCTGGAGTTGACGCTGGTCGAGTAGCTGTTGGGTTGTCACCTCTATTCGCTCACCTCCAACATCCAAGTACCATCGTACACTAGAGCGGTTCTCTGTCTCGTACTTGGTAATGGCATCAATCTGGATCTCCTGCCCGCCGCCTGTACGTCCAACCCCGTACTTACGGGTCAGGCACTTAGACTTCTCGCAAAAGTTACAAATTGGTGCCTGTTTACAGGTATAGGCATAGTTTTTTTTAGATACCGACTTGATAAGTCCATTGACCTCTCCGGACGGCAGCGGGGTGGATAAAGCCTCGTAGTTGAACTTCATCAGCGACTCTTGCCAGTCGTCAGGCTCCTTCTTCCTAAAATATACGCCCACGTTGAATAGTGAATTGTTTCGTCCACCTTCCGGGAACCCCATCGTCATAATGTGCTGTAAGCATGGCGGTCCATCAGAAAATTTATCAGTTAGATCCGGGGCATATTTATCAAGATCCTCATACGTTGTTCTCTTATCTTCTGCTAGGTCCAAGAAACCTTCAAGGGCTAGTCTCTTCCCATTGTGAATTGCGTAACGCTCAGTATTATTCCCACCCCAATATGGTAAATTTATCCAATTTCCTCTATCATGCGCATTCGCACGGGAAATTTGTTTTGGAAATATTTCGGAGCCTCCGTAGCCTAAAATGGCTGCAAATTCATTTAGCTTCGCCACCATGTCAACTGCGGCTATCGGTGGATCTGTGAATAAGTATAGATGCGCCCCTCCAGATTTACTTCTGCAAAGAACCAGGGGTGTATTTCTTATTTTTATTTCCAACTCTTCTAAGCTCTCCTCCAGTTTTGTTTCACCTCTTATGTCGATGTCTATACAACCAAAGCTGCAAGAGTTATCTTCTCGCAGCATTATGATTCCCAAAATAAATGACTCTCCATTTAGGTGGGATTCAAATATATCCTTAGTGGCAGTCTCCGCAATTGTGACCGCTCTACCAGACATTTTTCCGTCTGCTTCTTTTTGTTGAACTCGATATTGGCCGTGAGCCTTCTCATAGCCAGAGAATAAATTCATAAACCTTTCTGCATTCATTCAAAATCCCGTTCTAAAAAAAAGGGGAAGAAAGCTAATTAGCCAACTTCCCCTAATCAAATAGTCAGTTACATAGTGTCGTCGTCAATATCAGCGGAAACCTTTATTTTTTTACCGTTGTCATTGTTAACGAAGCTCCTTGCTGCAATGTAAATATCCTGTCCCATAGGGAGATTCTCCAGTATTCCTCCACTGTCGGAAGAGAATAATGCACGGATGCTCCATCCAAACCATGACCCTTTATCGTTTTCCTCTGGAACCGTTGTTAATTTATAGGCATTCCAAAACATTGCAGGATTAATCCGCTTATCTCCTACGGTTATAATCAATCTACGGATTATCGCATTCCATTGTTTCGCACGTTTCATTTGACTGTTCGACATACTGATAAGAGCAGGGGAGAATGATCCGTCATCTTCAGTCACAAGCACAAGATACTCAGCGGTTGGAACAATTCGATTCCCTTCGTCCGTAAAATATTCACCTTTGTCACCACGGCTAGTGGTGTCTAAAATACTTGAATCCTGGTGAACAGTAACAAGTCCACCTCTGTCCTTCTTCCATTCATAATAAAGTATATTGTATTTACAGGGAACCACGGTTATTCCGTCCTCACCGCTGAAAAATGATGAAGATACATTATCGTATATGTCACCTGGTTTTGCGTTTTCTACATATGATCCATCCCTTGAATTACATTGAGGTGACATGGACTGCAAGATTATGAGGCGAGGAATCATTATATCATCTTGTCCCATTGCCTCGCTGCCAGCCCCGGCATCAGAAAGAATTATATCATTGTTCAACTTCGCAATTTCTTTGCTCATGTTAACCCCTCTTTATTATCGCACGTTTACCAATTGAAACATTAAAAAGCTGCATATCTACGCTTTTACCCTCTTCCATCAAATCTCCTATAAAGCCATTGAGGACTTTATAATGGACTCCGGTTGTCCGCTTATATAGTATTCCCTTGTCATGTAAATCCTCGATTACTTCATTACATTTCCCGTCCTCATTTCTTCCGAACTCCATCTCTACCCTATTTTTTATGATGTCCTCACCGTTATTATCTCGTAGCCATGAGAATTGTCTATTTCTCATTTCCTTCATAACACTTCGTTTACCTGGGTCTTTTTCCTTATCAATACTCCCTTGTGATGGAATAGAAGCCGACACATAAGACTTCACGGAAATTCGTGTTCCGTCTCCTAGAGATAAAGAGAGTAAATTAAATCCCTCCATCATACTTGGAATTTTATCTTCGGTAATGATTCGATTTCTCTCGTTAATTTCGGCCAACTCCTGCTCAATGATTAGCTTTCTCTCCATGTTTTCGTCGTAATCTTGGATCAATGTTGAGATGGAACCAAGGTCAACACTTCCTGGGCTAATGTCATCCAATGGATTGATTGATTGATTCTTCATAATTTACTTTCCGTAATTCAATTGTAACAGGCAGATACCAACCTTTCCTTCTATCCCGTTCCCCTCCCTCCTTGGCTCGTTCCCATCGAAGCACATTGACCACGGAGGCGTTTTCGGATGCCACTAAGGTACAAATCATAACTGCGATTGGATCTCCGCCTCCGCCCCAAAGAAGGTAGTCCGAATCACAAAAATTTTTCATCTTACTTCTAGCCTTGTGCAGCGATGGGCCTGGCAAATATTGAGGCTTATCCTGCGGCTCGAACACCACGTTTAACGTGCCATACCTTGTCGCGTCACTTAGATCGGGAACCCAACCAAATTTATTTTGAACTGGGCGTTGTACTATGTAAACGGAACTCATCACTAATGCTCCTTTCTATCGGTCAATTGGATCATTGAAACTTCCAAATATAATGTAATCAACTCCTTTCTTAAGACTTACATTCCTTTTTTATCCATGTGATAGATAGATCACGGATATCCTCTCTTAGTGTAAAAGATTCCTCCGGGAAATCAAATCGCTTTCTTAGTTTACGGTTGCCAACCAACTTAAAATGCCCATGGTAAAGGGAAGCTATCTTCTCATTGGCAGACAAGTATTGTTCACTCTTAGGATGGAACGGGTGGCTTATATCTCGTTTTTTTCTTGGCGACCTTATCTGTATGTCCACCATCCCGACAAACCAACCGTTCGCCCAGGCCCTTGAGCATAATTCAACATCTTCTTTCGTAATAAAACTATGGTCGAAATGTCCATGCTTTTTTATGAATTCTGGATTGATGGCTGCAAAACCGGCACCAATATTGGTGCAAAAATGGATTTTGTTAATGATATCATCTTGCGACATTCCACCAGATATATACCAGTGCTTGAAAGCACCTAGCGCACCAACCCAGGCAAATTCTGGATATTGACGTATTATTTGATTAGCTTTTTCCATTACCCCTGATCCATGAACAACGGTGTCATCGTCCATATGAATAATGACAGAGCCTGGATGATCTCTTAGGACATAATCAGTAACAACTTTCCTAGCCATGCCTACGCCCAATTGTGACGGATGATGCTTATAGAATGTAACGTCATCAATAATGTCCTTAGTATGGGACACCTGCTCAACGACATAGATAGAAATACATGGTGAGTACTTCCTTATACTGCGTACGCACCTCCTAAGAGATTTAGGATCATTGTATGATGGTATAGCCACCACTGGTTCTGGAAAAGTCATCTTCCAATTTCCAGTTTATGAACCTTGCTTATGATGTGCCTAAAACGATTTTTAAGCATGTAATTAACCACGGCAACAAATAAACGCGCCATAGAGCCTTCCTTTCTTTCTAGGCTGGTAATGCCCTCTACAAATAATTACTTCCTTTCTAGGCTGGTAATGACCTCCACAAAGCCTACCCGTGGTGAGTAGGCAATGCGCAAACTACCAGTCCATACATTCTCGATATAATGATTCTTGTCCTAGCTCAAATAATTTTTTCACTTTCATATGGTTCCCTTGGTTCTCATCATATTCAGCAAACGCCGTCTCCAATTCATTGGACGCCAAACGATTGACTAAAGCCATCATAGTCTTAGTGAATACGGCTTTAATATTGATTAAATTACGCCAACTATTCTCACCATTACCCTCGATGGTTTTCAATCTTGAGATTAACCAATTCACCTCTTCCTGATTAGCTTCAGTCAGAAGGTAAAAATCAGGGGTCACGCCTTTAACCTTTACGGTGCTCTTTTCCTTTTTCATTACGTTCTCCTTTTTGTTAGCCAACTTCCTTATCATCTGATTCATTATCAGTGTTAACCTTGTTAATATTGGCATTTGTCCCTTGGGTTAAGTTGGTAATATCAATGTATTCTCTAATAAGCATTTCACTGAAGCTATTATACTTGTCCATATAAAATTCCTTTTTGGCTTGCCCCAGGCAGTGACCGTATCAACCACTGGACAACCCTGGTCCTTTCTCATTATTTGGGCAACACTAAGCTGCCCATGATCCACTCTCTTGTCACGCTACGATGTGACCAACGGCCCTTGATTCCTGGGCATACTCATTCATGGTTTTACCCGTTGGCCTAAACCAACGATCACGCTCGAACCCCAAGCCGAATTTCCCGTGGAATCTCTCTAACTCATCCATGGAAACATTACCAAGTTCAGGAGATCCATGCCCAAGGTCGCACAACCCAAACGCAATATCCCCGCTTATTTCTGACAGGAGATAAGTAGCAGATCCTGCCGGATAGAAAAGTTTGACGACAGGCTCAATGTTTCCACTCAACTCGTCCGCTACGTCGGTCAATATGAACGACTCGCCTCCCCATACCCTCCGATGGTTCTCTTCCATTTTTTTCCTAATCGCCTTTGTGAGTAAAAGCATAACGACTCCTTTCTAAGGTGGTGGGCGAGGGGAGTTAGGCTCCGCATCCCCTTAATCTATGTCTCCCCTCACCACGGGTTAATAACTATTTAATTTGCGCTGGACAGATAGATGAGTCCTCCTCCCTGATACCACTGTTCGCCAACTTCATATAACACGCTAGACTTATCGGGTTCACCCTTACCAAAAACTGCCACACAAATCCGGTGATGCTTGTCCCTGGCTTTACGTTTTCTCTTCAGGATCTTCAGGGTGATATACTTGATCGGGGGTGGTTCCGGTGATTCTTCCAATAACACGGGTTTGTTGAACAGCAATTCTGATATAGCCTTGAGGTTGTCTTGGCCTCTGTGGTCACCCCATATACTTTTCCAGGTATTTCTAAACCGCCACTGCGGACTTTCAAAGATCGCTACATCTCTTGTCCCTTTGGACTTGTAACTGCCAACGCATGGTTTCAAAGCTATTTCCCCTGTGAACTTGTCGAGGTGAAAACCCACAAGCTTGTCAACCGCTTCTTGGGCTGTGCTCCCTGTTGCGGACGTTCCATCGTTCAACAACGCCATATACTTTTGCTGACGTAAATTATACTCTGCTTGCTCATCCAAATCGTAGCTCATGCCCTAATCCTTTCTCATCCTGTCCAATGGCTTACCGAATCCTTAATCGTCTATGCCCCTGCTTAGCAGATTTCAGGGACCATTTCAGTGCTTCCTCATAATCCTGTTCGACACCATCTCCTTCATAGTACATCGCAGCAAGATTGTACTGCGCTTCAGGATGCCCATGCTCAGCGGCTTTACGATACCAATTCGCTGCTTCCTCATAATCCTGTTCGACACCCTCTCCTTCGTCGTACATCACGCCAAGATTAAACTGTGCTCTAGCAGACCCCTGCTCAGCAAGCACCTTCCATTGCTTCAGCGCAGTTTCGTAATCGCCAGCGTCGTATGCTTTCAATCCCTTTCGACCAAGAACGTTTTCCTGGTGGAGGGCCGCTAACCTGGAACGATAGACTCCGTTCTCATCCTGTCCAATATCTTGCTTAGTCTGATCCATGTCCTGTCTCTCCTTTCTAAATTGGCCCGTTGGCCTCCGGTTCCTTTCTCAACTCTCAAAAACATAGTATCAAGAATATGAATACGTGTCAAGAACTTTTTTACAAAATATAAAAAAAAATTAAAAATTGAATAATATCAATAACTTAATCGTGATAAGCAAAGAATCCTTCTTTAACCCTTTTTAACTGTCGACGAAGCTCCGACGCAAGTACGGCATCAATTTCATGGTTAAGCCAATGGTCATCAGCAAATTCATGGCAAAGTTTTTCCATCGCGTTACACAACATCCATGTGGCACGATTTTTGATTTGGGTCTGTGTCGGTGGCCCCGCTGAACTTGAGCCTCCGTCTTGGTCGAAATCCCGCCAGTAAGCAGTCCACTCAGTAAAAGTTTTCCCATCTCTAGTTTTCATAAATTTCATTTGTTTTCTCCTTTAGGTGCAAGCCGTGCAAACCGTGCAAATCCATCCCGTGCAAACCGTGCAAACCAATTATAGGCGATCACGATAGGTGTGGATAACCGGCGAATTCGAGAAAATTCGGAAAAAGTTATCAACAGGTTATCAACAGGTTATCAACAGGTTATCAACAGGTTATCAACACCCAAAAATCATGAATTATCCACCAAAAAAAGCACCCCAGGGACACCATAAAGCCCCCAGGGTGCGGACCATTGCTGCTAGGCAGCCAGCATTTCAGAGTCGAACAAACGGCGTTCGTTCGATATGATGGCCCCCAGTTCTAGGGCATGATTCCTGAACACATCGTCCACGGACGAAATCACCGGACTCAGTACATTGAACAAGCCCGAGAAGAATGCCCCAGGAGGGCCGCTAACCTGAAACGCCTGGTGGTATAGTACCCTCCACTTATCTGATCCATTAACGGGCGCTAGTGGGCTCCCTGGGGAGCATAACAGAGTGGTCAATGTGTCCCGTGGGAAAGACTCATCAGTAACCGGGACAACGCCTCGGAAATGTACCTTGACTATCTCTTGGCCCAACCTTGCCGCCGCCAGCTCAAAGGCGAAGGATTCCCCCTGCTTCCAATTGTGCCAGGCTGGTCGCCTTTTTGCCCTGATTCCTTGGAATGAATGCCAGGTGTAACGCTCCTGTTCCTTGCTGGTGAACCGAACGAACGCACGGCTCACAGACCCCAGGACGTGCCCTCGCCTGGCAATCTCACCGATTGCTCCCTCCTTAAATTCTTCCAGTGTCATAGAATCTCCTCCTAGTCATTTTCCGCCACATAATAATACGGCAGATGCTTTGGCCTAACCGTGATTGCTGTCTCCAATTCGTCGGGTTCCATATGTCATCCTTTCTGGTGGGCTGTTGTGGCCACCACAAAGACCACCACGGCATTATACCGTGGTGATCAATGCGCTATCTACTTGGCCCCCTGTTAAGCCGCAATGCTTTGAGCAATGCTGTTCGTTCTATCGTAGTCAAATTTATGTCGGCACGGCATCAACACCGCGACCACATCACCGCGAGAACCAAAAGTAACGAGCGCTGGCTTCTGTCCGTTTTGGTGCGTTACCGTTGACTCCGCGCCACCTTTCGGCAATAAAACCTTAGACGCTTTCGCCAGATCCCCAACATAACTTGGGTTATAGTGCGCCACCTCTCCGCTCACCGTTTTCGGCACTACATTGCGCCAGGCTGGAACATCACAGTCCATCCCGACCACTTCCAATTTACCTAGTGTCCCTTTTAGTGTCCCGGGGTCAAACGAGAAGGAGATGGTGTCTCCCTTATATCCGGTTAGTGCTATCTTGACTTGCGACAATTCAATGGTGGCGCTCCCCGGCTCGCACTCGTCGTCTGGTACTGGCAACTCAAAGTGGCCCGCGAACAAGCGGTGTCCGTCGGTTGATATGATGCCCACGTTCCTACGTCTCCATTCAATCCATACAGCGTTGAAATTTAGCCTGACGTCTGTTGATTTAGCCGCGAACAGGGTCGCAGCCTTCAACAGGTCAGTAGGTATTTCTATTGTGGGTTTCCCATTTATCATGTCGTCTCCTTATCGATCAATTCCAGGTTATCAAGTGTGGCTGCGCCGCGTTCCTTGAACGTCCAGGAAGCGACGGCGTCGCACCCTTCAAGATTATCCGACAACACATGAGCCCATCCGTTGTCTGCCCTAGTCCGACACCACAGCGTCTTTCCTGTTTCATTCACCCTTAGAATGACCTCATACTTGGGATTCCCTAGACGGCTGTTAGGTAAGCGATGATGGTGGAGCACCGTGACGACCTTGTCGGTGTGCTTTAGTCCCTGATTCATTGATAGCCTCCTTTCTTTTAGCCCGGCAAGAACAGACTCCATGCGGTCTGCCATTGTCCCTAGCGTGTCCATGGCGTCAGTATTCAACTTCATATTTTCACCTCCGGCAGATGTAGAACCACGTTGTATCCTAGCGTATCCCGGAGTGTTGCTAGCTCATCCCGGAGATAGGTTTTTCTTCCTGGGCTCCCGATTATTGAAATCATGTCCTTGGCCAGTTTATTTGCGGGGTAGAACCAGTGTCCACCCCATGGGCATACTTTAGCGTCTATTTCTATTGTCATGGTGTTTGCTCCTTTATAAGACCCAGGTTATTGATCGCTGATAATTTGGCCCGTTCTCGCATCTATTTGCGCCCATGGGCTGATTTTGAAACCGGTCCCGTTGTTAGTGTCGAGTAAGTACGCGTCATACTCCCGTTGAGTAAAACGCCATGGCTTGTCCATTAGCTCCAGGATACCATTGAGCCGGTCCCGTGTGGTCCTGGTATTCCACCCCGCAAGGGTCAGTGAGGTCGTGCCTTTCCCTGGTGGAGGGACGCTAACCTGAAACTCATCGTTTATCTCACTATAAGACCGGTAGGCTATAAGATTCCCGTGGAGGAACATCCCGCGTCCAGATCCTCCTAACTTTTTCCCTACGTTGGCCACAGTGGTGTTACCCTCAGTGAATGTGGGGTTATAGCCTAATAATGCGAGCGCTGATTTTTTTGTTATTTGCCTCATGTCATTACCCTCCTGTTGTGTTCCTTTGTTGGCTTATAAGTCTGTCCTCGAGCGAGTTCAGACGCTCGCGATAAATGTCGCGTGCTACCGTGAGCCTATCGCGTTCGCGCCGGTAACAATCCGCCAGCTCCTCCGTTTCCTGGATGGTGTCCAAGTATCCTTGAATCTCGTTGCGTACTTCTGACTCCCATTCCTTTCTCATGTCCGCCTTCGTCTGTCGTGCCATGTCATTACCCTCCTGTTGTGTTCCTTTATTGACTGATGACCGTGTTAACTAATTCATATCTAAATGAATGTCAAGTATTATTTTGTCCCTTTGATATTATATGCTTGCCGGGTTTACGCTCGAAAAGTGTGAAAATCCAGTGTTTTCTACTATATAGAGCGGATTTTAGAAGTTTTTTTTTTTTTTCATTTGCCCTAAAATACTGGGTTGTTGATCTAATCCCCGCCAAGGTTAGAGCCTTGTTATGCTTTCTCGCGGTCTGGTCTCAATACTAGGTGGTTACACACTGGGTTCGGTAACGCTATGGCCAGCGTTTTCCTCTCTTCGAGGGGCTACGATCAAAAATCCACTGTTAAATAGTTGTCGGTAGCCTTCCTCCTTGTCTCCTAGCCTTTCCTTGCGCGTCATGACCCGGCAGGCCCTTGATAATTGTCCGTTACCCTTCCGTTGGGTGCCTAAAGTCTTCACACCATCGAATTTCCTCGCCTTTCCTTCGACTTTCCTTTATTTTCGACGTGTCGAAGGTCATTTTTTCGATTAAAAGTTATCAACAGGCGGTTGACAATCAATAAATTCTCGCACAAAGTTATCCCCATGTTTGTCGCTCCCCTTCTGCGTATTTATCGTTTTTTGCCTAAAAAATCGGCATTTTTTTAACGAGAAATGTCATTTCGTCAAAACTTCAATGATTTCAATGACTTAGACTTGATCCATCTGTTGATAACTATGTTTTTTATGTTGATTTTCTGTTGATAACTTTGAAAAATTGGAAAGAGGGGGGACCCCCACATGAGCGATGATTTATATAAACGTAAACGTGGACGGCCACCGAAGGCCAAAAATCCAGAAGTAATAGTGCAACGCCCCGTGAACAACGGAAATAAAGTAAATCCAGATACTTGGGACGGTCGATTTAAGTCCGTTGAGCCAATGAAATGGCAAAGAAAACCGAAAAATAATAATTATAAATGGAATCACAACACCACAATCAATTGGATTATGGGACAGGCAGATCCATTAGGGTTTTTGACGGATGTAATGAGCGGGAAGGAAATATTTCCAGTTTATATTAAGAGTCCAGATGGAACGGCAACTCCAGCAGGGAAGATATCTGCGGACCCTGAGCTTAGGGTAATGGCAGCAAAGACGTTGTTAGGGAAATGTGTGCCGGATCTAAAGGCCGTGGAAGTACACGCTCAGGTTGAACAGACTAAGGTTCTTGATATAGGTAGGCTGAATGATGATGACCTCAACACAATTGAACTCGCTCTTAAGCACGCTGTCATTGACACAAGTGGAAGCGGAGAAGATGAGGAGGTCACTGAAGGCGTTTATCAAGAATTGCTGGCCGACGATTGAGCCTGGACGGGAGTTCTATGATAATTGGCATATAGATGCCATCAGTGAACATTTACAGGCGGTGATAAATGGGGATATTAAAAGATTGGTTATTAATATCCCGCCGCGACATATGAAATCTATTTCGGTTTCGGTGGCGTTGCCAGCCTGGACATGGACAGTACAGCCCCAGAAAAGATTCCTGTTTGCCTCTTACGCTTCGTCTCTTTCCATACGTGATTCGGTAAAATGCCGGAGGTTAATTGACAGCCCCTGGTATCAGGATCACTTTGGGGAAATGTTTAAGCTGACTTCTGACCAGAATCAGAAACAGAGATTTGATAATGATAAAACGGGGCAGAGGATTGCGACATCGGTTGATGGGGCGCTGACAGGTGAGGGGGGTGATGTGATTGTGATTGACGATCCGCATAACGTCAGGGAGGCGGAATCACAAACGGTGAGGGAGGGGGTGTTGGAGTGGTGGGATCAGGCAATGCAATCGAGGCTCAATGACCCAAAAACGGGGGCGTTTATAATTATAACGCAGAGGGTTCACGATAAGGATTTGACAGGGCATATTTTGGGAAATGATTTGGAAGGGGAATGGGATCACCTCTGTTTGCCAGCGAGATATGAGATTGGGCATCCGACGCCAACAAAATCCTCGCTAGGGTTTACGGACCCAAGGACGAAGGAAGGGGATCTGCTTTGGCCTCAGAGGATCGACGAAAAGACCCTGGGGAGTTTGGAAAAATCCTTGGGGAGTTATGGGGCGGCAGGGCAGTTACAGCAAAGACCGATGCCGAAGGGCGGAGGGATTTTGAGGGCGGAATGGTGGGTGCCCTGGGAAAATTCAAAATTGCCTGAAATAGATTTCGTGATTCAGTCCTGGGATACGGCGTTTAGTACGAAGGAAAGGACATCGTATAGTGCGAGGACCACATGGGGGGTATTCAAAAAAGCGGGGCAGACAAATGCCATTGCGGTTGATATGTGGTATGACCGGGTGGCATACCCAGATTTGAGAAGAATTGCGCAAGAGGCTTATGAGATGTATGACCCTGATGTGGTGTTGATTGAGAAAAAGGCTTCGGGGCAAAGTTTGCTACAGGATTTGAGAGTGGCAGGGGTGCCGGTACTTGAATATTTGCCAGATCGTGATAAAGAAGCACGAGCGCATGCTGCCTCCGCGCTCCTTGAGGATGGACGAATCTGGTATCCATATGATAGGAGATGGGCTAAGAATCTTATTGATATTTGCGCAGCATTCCCCGCCGGGGAGAATGACGATATTGTCGATACTTGTACTCAGGCTTGGTTACGGTTAAGGAAAGGATGGTTCGTCACTCACTCCAAAGATTTTGAAGATATAGAGGAACAGCCCAGAAAAAGGGTGACAATGTATGGCTAGATCACCGATGGAAGTTTTGCCGCCGAATGCGCCTTTCTCCAATGGGTTGCCACCAGATGATTTTGAAGTGGAGGCACTTGGAGAGGACGAAGTATTAATTGGAAATCCCGCCCTAGATTTATATACAGAACCTGAAACTGCTTTTGACCAGAATTTAGCTGAGGTCATTGACGAGGATGAATTAGGTAAAAAAGCAGCAAATCTAATTCAATATTACGAGTCAGATAAAAACGCTCGATCCCAATGGGAGGAGCGCTATAAGGATGGGCTAAAGACCCTTGATCCGCAGGGGGGTCTGGAGGAAGGGGAGGATGAGAGGGCGAGTCGTGGGCTTAGTACCGTGGTCCATCCGCTGATCGCGGAAGCGGCGACACAGTTTAATTCCCGCGCAATCGTCGAGCTATACCCCTCTGGGGGGCCTGTAAAAACGGTGATCGTTGGTGAGCCGGACGAGGAAACGGAAGCACAGGCTCGCCGGGTCAGGGATTACATGAATTACCAGATCACCGAGGAGATGCCCGAGTATTTCCCGGATCTGGATCAGATGCTTTTCCAGCTTCCATTAGTGGGCCAGACATTTAAGAAAATTTATTGGGATGCTTCTCTCAACAGACAATGTTCACAATTCGTTAAAGCCGAGGATTTCGTTGTCGCTCCAGAGAGTAAAGACCTGTTTACATCTCCACGTTATACACAGGTTATTAGACTCCCGAAAAACGATTACAACAAGTACGTAAAAGCAGGGTGGTATCTGCCGTCTGTTTATCAAGGGGATAGTATTGATCCTTCGGATGACGTGACGAAAGAGATCGAAGGCGTCGATATATATTCCGACGATCAGCAAGACGAGGTGATGACCCTCCTTGAAATGCACGTCTATGAGACCTTCGACGGCATAGACGGCGAGGACGATGAAAATATTGTCGCACCACCTTATGTTGTTACTATTGATTATGATTCTGAGAAAATTGTTTCAGTCCGCAGGAACTGGGACGAAGGGAACGAGAGGAAGAAAAGGGTTGACTGGTTCATAAGCTATAAGTTCCTACCCGGAGTTGGGTTCTACGGTTTTGGCCTTTATCACATGATTGGGGGCTTGGGGAAAGTTGCGACGGGGGCGTTACGTGCGCTGCTTGATTCGGCGGCGTTCGCCAACATGCAAGGTGGGTTCAAGCTCAGGGGCCGGGTGAGTGGCGGCGAGATTGATATTAACCCTGGTGAGTTCGTTGATCTGGACTCCACGGTTGATGATGTCAATAAAGCCATTATGCCGCTTCCGTTTAAGGAGCCTTCTGGAACCTTGTTTCAGTTGTTGGGGTTCATTGTCCAGGCGGGGCAGAGGTTTGCGAGTACGGCGGACCTTAATGTAGGTGATGTTAACCCGAATGCCCCGGTCGGTTCCACGGTTGCTCTAATTGAACAGGGGTCCAAGCAGTTTTCAGCCATTCATAAACGCTTACATTACTCCCAGGGCCAAGAATTTAAGATGTTGTCCAGGATTAATGCCATTTATCTACCGGACACTTTCAATTTCGCGGTTGCGGGGTCTTCTCAAACCATTCATGCCTCTGATTTTAATGATCGTGTAGATATTGTCCCTGTAAGCGATCCGAATATCTTTAGTACGGCGCAAAGGATTGCCCAGGCACAGGCCATTCTACAAATGGCTATCGCAGCACCGGAACTTCACGATCTGTATGAAGCCTATAAGCGAATGTACGAGGCGATACGAGTTCCTAATATTGATGAGATCCTGATTAAACCTGCGGAAGCGCCGAAACTTGATCCTGTTGACGAAAACTTTTCAGTCATGTATGGGAAGCCAATAAACGCTTTCCCGGAGCAGGATCACGACGCTCATATCGCTGTTCATTTACAATTCCTTCAAGATCCGTCATTGGCAGGAAATCCAGCGGCAGGAAATTTACAGCCTATATTGATAGCTCATGTGGCGGAACACGTAGCGTTGCTTTATCGGCAGAGGATGCAAGCGAGTATTAGCACTCAACTTCCAGATGTCCCAAATCTCCGTGACAAGCAATTTATGTTCGGAGATATTAACCCAGAATTGGATATGATTATTAGTCAGCAAGCCGCCCAGGTTATCCAACAATCACCGCAGATGGCCCCGATTAAAGCTCTACAAGAACTCCAGCAAGGGGGGCCGCAAGATCCTATGCAATATGCTAGGCAACTTGCCGAACTTGAGGCTGAGTCTCTTAAAGCCAGAACTCAAGCAGAAATTCAATCTGACCAGGCTAAGGCGAAATCTGATATAGAGATTGACCAGGCGAAGGCGCAGCAGGATCTTTTACTTAAACAAGCGAAAGTTCAAGCTGAACTCCAGGCAAAGGTCACTAAGCTAGAAGCAGAATTACAGATGGAACGAGAGAAGAATATTATTAAAGCGCAGATGGAAACTAGAGACAGAAATTAATTGTGAGCGTTTTATCATAATATATATAGCATAAGGAGATTCGGCATGGCTGAAGATAAGATTAATCGTGATATATCTGGTTCGACAAGTGATGAAGAATTAATTGGATATGATTATTACCCAGTTGACCCTAGCTATGGTGTTCCTCCTTCCGGTTTTTCTTGGGAAAATCCAAGATTATGGTTAACGCCAGAGCAAGATAAGTATTACCAAGGAACCATCAAAGATATTGAGGATGATTTTCGTATGAGTGAGGAGAGTAGGAGGGAACAGGTTTTAGACCGGATGAATAGATTACTTGGTGATGTTAAAAAACGAGCATATGAAGATTGGATAAAGGCAATTGATCTTTATCAATTGGCAGAGACTGAAGAGGACAAGGAATTTGCCATTGATTTGATGAGAGAAGTAATTAAGAATTCCCAATCTGGTTCTGGCTCATTATCAGATGAAGAATTACTTGAATACCGGGACTCGATGCCATGGTTGAGAAAACAATCTGGTTCTGGCGCGACAAGCGCCGAAGAATTCCTTGCCTACCGGGACGCGATGCCAAGGCAACCCGGTTCTGGCGCGACAAGCGCCGAAGAATTCCTTGCCTCCAGGGACGCGATGCCAAGTCGTGGCGCGATGCCAAGGCAACCCGGTTCTGGCGCGACAAGCGCCGAAGAATTCCTTGCCTACCGGGACGCGATGCGTCGAGCTAATCCCACGAGATTTGGTGCTTCAAGGTCTGACCCTAATATTGATTTAGGGAAATATGGAGCGCTTGGAATTATGCCCCGTGGATCTGGTGTAATAACTATTTAAGAATTCCTTGCCCACCGGGACGCGATGCGTCGCTAATTGTTTTTATTAAAAATATAGAAGGAGAACGTCGTGGCAAAAGTTAATGTTGAGAATATTGAGAAGTCTGAGGAGCTATTCAAAGAGAAACTAGGGTTTGGCCGCGACTCCGTTGGTCTTGAGTTGTCTGATGACCAGCTTGTTAACTTCTTGATGCTTTGCTACCAGACCAAATATGGAATCGGAGACGAAGAGGTTGAAGAAGAGGTTTATGAGGAAGAGGAAGAGAAGCGTGGCCCTGGTAAAGACAAGGTAAAGGTCAAGGTCATGCGTGTTAGTGGCAAGGACATGGGCGGCTTGATGGATGAATTGCTTGGCCACGGCGGACCTAAGGTAGACCAATACTAGAATGCCAGTCTATAAGGTTAAGGGCGGCTACCGATGGGGCAAGTCCGGTAAGGTCTATAAGACCAAGGCCGCTGCCGAGCGTCAAGGTAAAGCCGTCTATGCTTCTGGCTATAAGGAGAAGAAATGAGTTGGATTACATCACGCTTCAAAGAACCTTCTAGTTATGCCTCCGCTGGCGCGATGATCGTTGGCGTTGGCGTATTGCTAGGTCAACCTTGGATTATTGTCGTTGGGATCGTCGGTGGTGTCGTTGGCTTCTTCCTCAAGGAAAAAGGCACAATCTAATATAAAATGGCTAAGGCTAAAATTAAAAAGGTCGCTGCCGCTGAGATTCGTGCTGCTAAGAAGTTTCTTGAGCGGTATGGCATTGGACCAAAAGAAATTAGCCCAAAGAAGTTTGCGATGGCTGCTAAGGAACTCGATAAGAGTTTCCGTGAGACATTGCAAATTCTTGCGATGACTTTATCCGCTGGTCAAGTCTGATGGATGTATTTGAATTTCTATCCAAACAAGGGGAAAAGTATAGCATAGACCCTGGATGGGAAGATGAGTTCCTTTACCCATTGTCATTGGAGGAACCAAAAGAGGTTCCTAGTGTTGATTTATCCACGGGTTCTGTAGATGATTTATATATTCCTGAAAATCTCGGACAACGACTTGTGAGTCCAGACCAACGAAGATTTGAGGCATCTAAGGATGTTCTATCGGATCTCAACCATCCTCAAGAAGCACGGAGGCAGCGTGCGCGTCTTATTCAGATGCGCATCAAGGAACTTTATCCTTTCCAAGAACATCTTAATGTTTCAGGGAATGCAGGGGCCTTTGCTGGAAGGCGAAGAACTATTGAAAATATTCCAGGCCAAGGACAAGAAATAATTAATGTTACTAATGGTGATAAGACGAGACTTTCAGGGTATAAACCAGTCACTTATTCAAGAAAGTTTCCAACTAATAAAGGGCAGTTAACAACCCCATCTGGATTTGAAGGAAAATTTAATGTTGGAAGCCCAGGATATTGGGGACTTTCCTTAGTGGGATCTTATTTAAGAAATAGATATAGATGGCCTAAAAGAGAGGTTACTATTACCCCTGATGGTCGTCTTATTAGTGTTAAGCATGGGAAAACCCCCTGGAAAACACGTTCAAAGGGTGGAGTAACAGAAGTAGGTGGCTACGTTGAAACTCCTATTGGTCGTTTGGGCGCGTTACATTATCCTCCTCATGATCGTACAGAGGCATCTTTGAAAGGTTCATTAGGAAATCTTGTGGCCGTCATGACACCACAGGGGCCTGAATTTAAGGCTCATTTGAATTTGCCTGATAAAGATAAACGCTTTATCGCTGGCATTGGCGGTGGAGTATCGCCACATGGTCAAAATATTTCTGGGAATATAAATATTAATGATTATAATTTATCTGCGGATTTTCATCGGGATAGAGCGGGCCAGAAAGGTGGCCGTGTTGGAGTATCCATGCCATTCAATTTAGAGAAAATAGTTCAATTTTTTTCAAAATGAATAGATCATCATTCTCAGCATTAATATCGAAAGGAGGTGTCAAGAAGGTGAAAGGCTATAATAAGAAGAAGAAGGTCAAGAAGAGCAAAGGGAAGGGGAAGAAGTACTAATATGATCGAACGGAAAGACGCCAAGATTTTTGTCACCGGGGTATCTGTGGTCGGAGAAACGGATTTGAAAAAAGATGACAATAACGGACCTGCTGGACAGGATAAAACGGACGCTGAAAGAGGAACAGTCAGCGATTGCTGAGGGTATGCTGCTAGGTCGAATGCAAGACTTCGAGGCATATAAAAAAAGCGTCGGTATCGCGGAGGGCTTGGAAAGAGCTTACATGATTATCGACGAGGTTCTGAAAAAATTAGACGAGGATGAATAACATGTCTCATCAACATGCGGAATTGATAACGGACGAGGAAACAAATTCAACGCTTGGGTCACACCAATTTCCCAAGCCAACTGGCTGGAAGGTGTTGGTTCAGCCTAATCAGGCGAAGCAACAGACAAAGGGAGGAATTTACCTCCCGGCCCAGAGTGTTGAGAACGAGGAATATTTGACGGCTCACGGACGCATTCTGGCTATGGGTGATTTGGCTTATAGGGATCGAGATAACGGAGAATCCTGGAAAGGTGAATGGCCACGTTGCGGCGACCGTGTAACTTACGGCAAATATGCCGGACAGAAACTGGTCATCAACGGCGTTAAGCTACTTCTTTTGAACGATGATGAAATCACGTCGATTCTCGCAGAAGGCGTAGACGTAGCGTCGTACATTTCATAGGCGAATTGACATGGAGAACGCCACCATGAATGAAGACGAAAATCAGGTTGTTGAAGAAATTCAAGAAGAGGTTAAAGAGGCGCAGCGACGGGCGGGGCAAGATGAGGACCTTGAAATAGAGGTTGTGCCTAATGTACAAGAGCCTGTCGAGGAGTTGCCACCAGAAGTAGAGGCAAATGATTCTGACTACGGAGAGAAGGTCCAGAGAAGGATTAAGAAACTCGTAGACCAGAGGCGTGATGCTGAGACTCAAAGTCGCCAGTATCAAGAGCAGGTTTCCCAACTTCAAATGCGCCTCGGGCGCTTAGAGCAGGGCAACAATCATCGGGCGGAAAATGATTTTCATAAACATTATGAGAATACAAAGTTAGCCCTTAAAAAGGCGGTAGAAGAAGGGGATACAGAAGCACAAGTAAATTTCAGTGAGCAAATCGCTGACATGCGGGCCGCTGTTAGAGTGGCTGAGATGCAAAAATCACAGGGAGCGAGGCAAGCAGTATCTAATAATGCTGCCCGTGCTAAACAGGTGGCTCAAGAGGCCGCTCCTAAAAAAGCTATGGAATGGTGGGATAATAATCGGTGGTTTAATTCTTCTGGATTTGAGAGGGAAACCGCCGCTGCAAGGGCAATTGATGTTCAATTAGAGCTTGAAGGATATGACAAAGAGTCAGACGATTATTATCATGTGTTGAATAAGCGTTTACTTAATGTATTTCCTGAGCTAAACTCTTCGACCAAGCAGAGGACAAAAAGCAGATCGCCTGTCGCCCCAACTGCTGGCGGATCTCCTGCTTACTCAGGGAACAGGATTCGGATGACGCAAGATCAGTTAAGGATGGCTAGAGAGCTTGGTATCCGAGATGAAAAATCTTTGAAGCGATACGCTGACGAGATTCGGAAGCAAAGGAGCTAATCATGGCTGATGATCGTAATGTTCGCGCACAAGAATCCCGTTCCGACCCGCGTGCGGAAGAGGCTCGTCCTCTGACCGCATGGAAACCACCTTCACTACTGGACGCACCTGATCCCCGTCCTGGGATGGTCCAGCGGTGGATAGCCACCTCGATTCAGGGGAAGGATACTCCAGACAACGTATACAAACGTATGCGGGCTGGCTGGAACCCACGGGCCGCTGAGACTGTGAAAGATAAGAGGTATCCGACTATCAATCATGGTCAGTGGGCAGGTTCTATAGGCGTAGAGGGCATGATCCTCTGCGAAATGGATGAAGATAAGTTCAAGTCGATGAAGGATTACTACCATAATCGCAACCTTGAACAGAATGAGTCCATTCCTGGAGAGCTTGATGCGGTGAGTAGGACGGGTGGCATTCCGATCCAACAGGAACGGAAATCAACAGGAAGCCGTGGCCGGGACCTTTCCGTCATGGCTGACGATTAAATGGCTTGTTAAAAGGAGAGAAGGATGGCGAACGCAGACGCGGCATTTGGGATGATCCCAGTTAGGTCCATGAGTGGATCTTCGATCCGAGCTAACAAGTACACCATTACTACAGGAACGTCCGAGAACATCTTCACTGGTGATCTTTGTATCATCACGGCTGATGGGGTTCTAACACCTCATACGGCGACAGAAGTAAATAATATTGGTGTATTTGCTGGAGTGTCATACACTGCCTCTGATGGCAGTTATGTATATGGCCAATATTGGCCGACCGGGACCGCAGCTACTAATATCGTAGCCTATATCTACGACGACCCGATGATTGTTTATAAGGTCCAGAGCGCCGGTAGCCCTGCCCAAACCAACATAGGAAACTGTGCTGATATGGTTGCTGGAGCCGGTTCGACGACGACTGGACAGTCTGGTTTTGAGATTAGTGGAACAATGGCGGCGGGCACAGCTACCGCAAAAATACTTGCTCTTTGGGATTCCCCCGAGAATGCTTTTGGAGCTAATGCCGTCATGGAGGTGATCATCAATGAGCATCTCCTAAAACAGACCGCTGGCATCTAAGGAGGTTATGTAAATGGCAATTAATAGAGCACAGTTTGCCAAGATGCTGGAGCCTGGGTTGAACGCCCTTTTTGGGTTGGAATACGATCAGGCACCGGCGGAATGGTCTGCTGTTTTTGAGACAAACTCTAGTCAAAAAGCATTTGAGGAAGATGTTCTTCTTGAGGGTTTCGGTAATGCCCCAGTGAAGACTGAGGGAGCTTCTATTTCTTATGATTCGGCGAGCCAGCAATGGACCGCTCGTTATCAGCATGAAACAGTTGCCCTAGCCTTCAGCATTACGGAAGAGGCCGAGGAAGATGGTCTTTATGGATCAATTGCTTCAAGGTATACGAAGGCTCTAGCGCGTTCGATGTCTTCTACGAAGGAGATCAAAGGCGCGAATGTTTTGAATAATGCCTTCGCTACCATTACTGGTGGTGATGGAGTGGTTCTGTGTAGTACTGCTCACCCGACCCGTGCGGGTAACCAGTCTAATACGCTGGCTACTGCCGCTGACCTATCTGAGACTTCCCTTGAGCAAGTCCTTATCAATATCGCTGATTTGAAGGACGATCGCGGGCTACGTATTGCCGCTCAAGGTTTGATGCTTGTCATCCCAACAGCCTACACCTTCGTTGCGGAGAGGCTATTGGAATCTCAGTTGAGGACCGGAACCGCTGATAATGACATCAATGCGATTCGCTCCGGTGGTTATCTGCCCAAGGGATATCACGTTATGCGAAGGCTAACTGACTCGGATGCCTGGTTTGTAAAGACTAGCGTTCCAGACGGCCTAAAGCATTTCCAGCGGACTCCATTGAAAAAAGGCATGGAGGGCGACTTTGAAACGGGAAATATTAGGTATAAGACCCGTGAGAGGTATTCCTTCGGTTGGACAGACTGGCGAGGCGTCTTCGGTAGTGAGGGCGCGTAATTAAAGTTTGTGCGGTCAAGCGTACGCCTTCAATGCGCTTGACGAGGTGGGGGAGGGTAAAGTGGTGTCTCCTCCCCCATTTCAAACTTTGTCACCTGACTGCTACGGCAGACATTAGCCAAGACAGGAGATAAACATGGCTGTTACTACTTTCTCTGGCCCTATCAAGGCTGGAACCATCAAGCAGGACACTGGTACAACCCTTGGAACCGACAAGGCCAATGTGGGCTTTGTTGTTATGGCGCAATCCGCTGCCATCTCCCAGAGTACAACAGCGGCTGCTTCTGGGATTGTTATCCCTGCAAATTCGCAGATTCTTGAGTGTACGGTCTTTGTTACGACCGCTTATGATAACTCTGCGACTCTTTCAATTGGCACAAGCTCTACATCCACTGAGTTGGCGACCGCTGTTGCGGTTAGTACCATCAACACGATCAAACTAGCTTCCCAGGCTACGATTGCGGATGCTGATACTTGGGAAGATATCGGATCAACAGATGTAGCGATTTACACAGACTCTAGTGCCACGACCTCTGACGCTGGTGTTGCGACCCTTACGGTTACTTACATCCAGAATAACAATCTTGCTTAATCTGGAGGGTTATTATGGCTGACATAACAACCTCTACGACTATAGCGGATAACCCGCGTGAGGCTGTATTTGCCTTTCAGTACCAGTACGTGGATGGAGGTAATGAGAGCGCTGTCACTAAGATTGACGTATCGTCACTAGTGAAGAGTTCAAATGGCTCTACGTGTACTGGGGTAAGAATCACTGAATGTTGGTGGACGATATCGGCAATGACGGTAGAGATCCTGGCCGACGCATCAACTGATGTAATTGTGCTTCATTTGACTGAAGGACAGTCTGGGTATCAAGATTTCTCAGTCTTCGGTGGGTTGCCAGCTACTAGTGGATATGGTTCATCCCCAACCGGGGACGTTAAATTTACTACTACCGGGGCCGGTGCCGCCGGAGATGCTTATCAAGTTGTGATGCGTGTCTCTAAGGAGTATTAATTCCTAGCTAACATCGAATGGCCAATCAGTTGGTTTGAACCTCCTGATTCAACTTGGAGACGCTGCCTCCAATGATCCACCGCTGGTTGGCCATTCTTTGTGACGGAGCCGCGCTATGGCAACTTCCGGTACAGTAACATTTCGTCCACAGGTTCAAGAGATCATTACTGAGGCTTTTGAGCGTTGCGGGATGGATTCACAAATTCTCACCGGGTATCACGCTGTTGCCGCCCGAAGAAGTCTTAATCTGTTGTTCAGTGAGTTTGCAAACCGTGGAATCAATTACTGGACGGTTCAAAATAACACGCTCACCCTCACAGAAGATGATATAACATATACGCTTCCAGCGGGGACAATTGACCTGATGGATGTCGTCGTTAGGGAAACTGTCGGCGGTACGACATCTGATACCATTGTCCAACGTGTCAGTATAGAAGAGTATAACCAGCTTCCTAATAAGACATCTGGTGGTAAGCCTAGCCAGTATATGCTGGATAAGCAGTATACCCCCTCAGTTTATGTATGGCAGGTCCCAGACAAGTCTGGTTATAGTTTTGTATATTGGTCTGTTAACCAGCTTGAAGACATATCGGCGAGTAACCAGGATGCCGATATCCCTTATCGTTGGTCAGATTGTATATGTGCCGGGTTAGCCAGCAAATTGGCCCTAAAATATATGCCTGATAAATTTGCGCTGTTAACCCAGGATTATGAGCGGTCTTTTGATTTTGCTTCAGCAACGGATAGTGATGGTGTTTCAATGAGAGTGCGGCCAACCGGATTGGACTTGAACTAAGGGTCTATGGCGGCTGCAAGAAAAGCAAAAGGGAAGAAATCAAGGGCGATAAGTGATCGCTCAGGATTCAATGTTCCGTATAAATCTCTAAAGACCACATGGGATGGTCTGCGTGTTGAGCCTGAAGAGTGGGAGCCAAAGCAGCCTCAACTTACCCCGGCGCGTAATGTTATTGATGCAACGGCACTGTTCCAGCCGCGACCGGACAACGACCCAGAGAATGTTGATATTTGTATTGGGTATACTTATGACCCATTTGTAAAAATTCAAGATCGCCCCCCGGTTGGCGTCCCAGGCTTCGGTGTAATCGGGTTTGCTTCCCCGCAATTCGATCAAGATGTTAGTGTTAGCGGGGTAGCAGGGACGGGCGCAATTGGAACAGAAGTCCCGACCGGTAGTATAGATGAAACTGGGGTAGCAGGGACGGGCGCGATAGGAACAGTATCAATTACACATCCTTCCGGTTGGGGAGAATCCACCTGGGGGACTGGTCCTTGGGGCGAGGGTTTATGACATATACAACTCTAGTGAGCAATATTCAGGCATTCACGGAAGATGATTCCTCCGAATTGAGTGATTCTATTGACCAGATCATCGCTCAGGCCGAGGACATGATCTTCCAGAAATTACCTAATCTGCCATGCTATCGAAAAATAACTACAGGGACACTCGTGGTTGGGACCGCTGATTATGATGTCGCTAGTGCCAGGATGATTCGCCAAACGTCAGTGACAAGTTCCGGGGCGGTATCTTACCTGGATCATAAACTAGATTCTTATATCAGAGACTACTGGCCTACCGCAGCAACCACTGGGACACCGATAATGTATGCTACGAAGGACGCGGACACTAGCGGGATCACAATCACGTTAGCTCCTACGCCGAGTGCTACCCTTGCTTATCAGGTTGATTTTAT